GACCCACTTATGACACACACAATCAGCATCTTCTATAGTATCCCAGTGTATAGACATGCAACAGTTAAGATGATCGTGCCAATGTGTTATTGCCTGAATTAAGGTAGGGGGGGTAGTCGCCCCGAGGTGATTTGTATATAATACATACGTCTTTGTAAATGTAGACAAAAACAAAAAGGCTTATTACATCACATCCAACCCTTTAACATCAAATCGTAGGGGGTAGAAATCAACGTGGCTGTATTTTAATCAAACAACCCTATCCTTGTATTACTTATGGTTTTTTAAACGATTGCAAGGTGATTAAAGGAATGATAGAACATTGAGCAATAAACAAGCTAAAAAATTCAGGAAGCTCTCAAGAGCTATTATAGACAATAATATTAAACAGAGCAGGGAGTTACCTTTTAAGATGAGGGTTAAACTGGCTTGGCGGTTACTATGGAATAAACAATGAAAGCCAAACCTAAAAAACTTCCCCTTAAAAGAATCCATAAATCCAAAATTAAGATACCTAAAAATTATGTCTGGGCTCCTCAACCTGGGCCACAAGCTTATGCCGCTACATGTCCGGCAGATGCTACGTTCTTTGGGGGCACAAGAGGAGGCGGGAAATCGGATTGTCTTATCGGTAGGCATATCAGGGGTGTGGAGAAATATGGTAATCACTGGAATGGGCTGATATTAAGAAGGAAGTTTAAGGAATTCGCAGAACTTAGGCGCAGGTGGGATGAACTTATTGCTGCTGGTCTTCCCGCCGAAAGGATAGGTGGAGATCAACAAACTAATTATGTCCGGTTCCCAAAACATGGTAATGCTCAGATTGTAATGACGGCTGTGCAGAGAGCGGAGATGCTGGATGCCTTCCAATCTCAGCAGTTTACCGAAATCAGTTTAGAAGAGGCTCCCAACTTTCCCTTTATTGACAGGATGATAGATAAGTTGAAAGGTTCCCTTAGATCTCCCCATGGGGTTCCCTGTAGATTTTTCTTAACTGGCAATCCTGGAGGGCCTGGGGCTAATATCATAAAATATATGTTTATTAAACCTGATCCGCAGGGACTTGGCAAACCGCAGATTGATGAGGAAGAATGGTCGAGTGTTTTCATTAAGTCTACCTTAGATGACAATCCGATACTCTGTGAAAATGATCCCGGATATGTAAAAAGGCTAAAAGCTATTAAAGATACTGCTTTACGTGAGGCATGGCTTAACGGTAACTGGGATGTCTTTATAGGGCAGGCGTTTGATTTCACTCAAAGGCATATTATAAAACCTATTCCTGTTCCTCAATATGTGCCTGTTTATATGACTTTTGACTGGGGATATGGAGCCCCTTTTTCGGTTGGATGGTGGTGGGTCGATTCGGATGGTAGGATCTATAGATTCAGCGAATGGTATGGATGGAATGGAAAACCGAATCAAGGATTGAGAATCACGGATTCTGAGATAGCAAAAGGGATAATCGAAAGGGAAAAGAAACTTGGTATATCTGCCAGGGTTTTAAAAAGATATGCCGGGCATGATTGTTTTAATAAAAAGCCGAGCTATGAAAAAGGTGGTCAGGGGCCTTCTACCTATGAGGAATTTAAAAAACTTGGTTTAAATCTGACAAAGATATTTCCTGACAGGGCAGTTAAGATGAAGCAATTTAGAGAGAGATTGCTTATTCCTTCCGATGATAGTATGCCTATGATGGTGGTATATGATACCTGCCATAGATTTATAGAAATGATACCGTCTCTCTGCCTGGATGAAGAAAACATCGAGCAACTTGATACTGACCAAGAAGATCATGTCTATGATGAGGGTGCTTTAATGTGTCTGGCAAGGCCGATAGGCGTGCAAGATGAAGCGATACAAAAAACTTTGAAAGAGGAAGAAGAGAAGGCTAAACTGGACAGGCTGGATGATATGAGCCAGGCAGCATGGAAAGAGGTTGACAAAATCAAAGAAGAGTTAGATATTGAGTATGAATATGAAAAATTAGGAATGATATATGGAGGAGGGATATAATGTTATTTGGTAAAAAGAAAGAACTTGAGGAAATGCCGAAAAAGGGTGTCAGGGCATGGACACAAGGTTTAAGAATTAGTTATAATACGTATGTAAAAAAAAGAAACATTTGCTGGAAGGACTCCAATAGATAGAAATAAATGGCTTCAAATACATGGAGACTAAAAAATGATTGACGTAACCATATTATGTATAGTAATAGTATTAATTATCATTATTAATATACTTGAAAGACATAATGCTACCAAACGAGAGGATGATTTGCTTAATAGATTAATGGCAAAGGATTTCAATGCTTATGTCCAGGGAGTGAAAGCATTGAAAAGAAAACCGGAGAAGGTCAAGCCGATTACTCTTAGTGGTCTAATGGAAAAAGATAAGGATATATTGCCGGTGGATTAACTAAACCCTAAATAAGTCCAAGAAATCAAAGGTGGCCGGATAGGGGCCTATCCCCTCTATTTATGCCGCCTTTTTTTCTTGGTACGAACGACATGGCAGAAAAACCAATACAAAAAGTAATTGAAGAAATCTTTGACGATAACCTAAATCCTTATCGCAAGATAATGGAGAAGATATGGTTTCGTAATGTCCTTTATTATCTTGGTGAACAATGGATCGACTGGAATATTTCCCTCAACACTTTTAGACGCAAACCTATCCATCCTTTTATACCCACCCCTGTTTCAAATATTATCCGTGATTATGTTAAATCCATGAAAGCTCTTATTCTTAACAAAGAGTTTGCCGTCAGGGTATGGCCTAACTCTAATGACCAAGAGGATAGAGAAGCTGCTATGGCTGGTGAGAATCTGCTTAAATGGATGGATGCGGACAATGATGAAGAATTTGAGGATGAAAAGGAAAAGGTTGCACTCTGGGTTGTACTAACAGGCACATCCTTTATGAGGACTTTCCCTATGAAAGATGGAGGGGCTTATGGGATTGATAGTAAAGGTGATTTGATAAAAACAGGTGAAGTCGTTTCTGAAAACGTGATGTGCTTTAATGTTATGGTGGATAATCTGGGTGATAATCTCAGGAGCAAAAAGTATGTCGGGATTAAATCCCTTAAACAGAAAGAGTGGGTAGAGGATACATTCAAGACAAAAATTAAAATATCTGCTGATGATCCCAATATAATCAACTATCAAGCTCGATTAATGAAAATGGTAAGCGAAGTTTCTCCCTGGAAGGGCTCGGGACTTCAATCTCAGATTATGAATCTTAAAGAAGAAGATCTTGTAATATTTAAGGAAGTTGAGTTTAGACCCACCAAAAGTTATCCAAGTGGAAGGTATGTTGTCTCATGTGGTGATAAGATATTGCGTGATACAAAGTCTCTTCCAATTCCAGTAGAGAAAGGCAAGTGGTATTATAGCCTTACCGATTTTCATTATAATTTGGTCCCTGGCCGATTCTGGGCGGACGCGGGTGTAAATGATCTTATAAGCCCTCAGAATGAAATTAATTCAATAGATCAGGATCTTGCAATTAATAGGAAAGGCCTTGGTCAACCTTATGTTCTTTCACCGGATAATATAAATGTTAAAAGATTAGATACATACGGAAGCGTTCTTAAAGTTATCCAATTTGATCCGACTGCATCAGGTGGGCTGAAACCTGAAATACAATCAGGGACACCGGTACCCAATCAATTTCTTGAAGCAAGGGCAATCAATAAAGAGGTTGCGCAAGATTCGGCAGGAGATCCCAAACATATCCTTCGAGGTCAAGCGCCTACAGCTAAAGCAAGTGGAATAATGGTCGATATTCTGAAAGAAGCTGCTGAGTCCTCACATACACCGGATATTAAAAGATTTTACAGGGCCATGAAAAGAGTTTACAAAAAACGACTTATCCTTGCGAAACATCTCTTTACAGAACAAAGAATGATAAAGATAGAAGGCAAAGGTTCAGATATAAGGATTATGGCTTTTAAAGCATCCGACTTGAGAAATAATACCGATGTAAGACTTGAGCTCGACAGTGGGGCATCATCTACTCAAGCCGGACAAACACAAATGATTACCAATCTTATTCAAACAGGTATGTTTGGCGATCTTACACAAGACCAGGATACAAAGCAGGAGATACTTAGAAGGCTTGGACTTGGTGGATTTGAAACCAAGACCAGTGTGGATGTTGAACGGGCTGAAGAAGAAAATATGAGGGTGTTGGTAGCTAAAGAAAAAGATACAGGGGAGAAAATAGCAGGGATTTTTCTATCAATGACAGACCCTAAGACAAAAGAGCAAATTGTGGTAAATGAAGATCCTTATTTTAAATTTGATGATCACGCAATTCATTATGAAATTCATAGGAAATTTATATTAAGCAAAGAATTTAAGACATTACCTATGAAAGCTCAAACGATTATGATTGCTCACAATGATATTCATCATCAACTTATGATGCAACAGATACAACAACAACAGGAATTTCAGCTTTTAATGGAAGGCAAGGGTCAACCTGCTGAGCAGAAACCCGCGGGTGGGGGAGGGACGTAATGCCATATGGAATAGCAAAAACCGATGAAGAGAGAAGAAAAACCCATAAAACTATATATGGGAATAAGAATATTCCTAAAGAGAGAAAAGGTAAGAATCGTAGATTGAGAGATTATCATCAGACAATTAACAAGAAATAATTAATCAACCTCATATTAACAGATTGTTATGAAACAATTTATTAGTATGGAATAAAGGAGGATTTTAAAATGGCAGAGAAAGTGGAAGACGGAACACAGACTATTGTTGATGGAACAAAATCTGATGTTTCAGGTGCAGTAACTCCAGACCCTAAGTTGGAAGTTGCTGTTAAGGCTAAGGAAAAGCTAGATGAACTTTTAGAGACTCATGGATATGATTCTTTAGAGGATCTTAGCACGGCAATCCAAAAATCAAACGATGTAGCAACTAAATTAGGTGAAGCCGATTTAGCGGAGATACTGGAGAAAGCCAGTACTCTTGACCGTTATAATGAATATTGGGCTGCTGAAGATGTAAAGAAAAAATCGGACGAGGAGCCGGAGGATTCTGTTACAAGAGTTGAAAAGAAATTAGATTCTTTCATCTCAGGTAAAGAAAAGGAA